GTCGTGGCGAGCAGTCCAGAGACGGACAGGATTGCGATTCCTGTAAAGTCCTCGGCTACGCTCGGGATACCAAATGGAGTTGTGGTCACCGTGCATGTGCATCGTGCCGGGGCACTGGATGGCGTAGCGGAATCGTTATTCCTGAAGTGGCTCAAGGAAGGCCAGTCACTGGCGTCGTTGTGTCCTGCGGTCCAAATACTTGTGTGGTGCGACTCGGAGATCGCGTCCTCCATTCCAAGTTTGCGGGCCATGCTCTGACCACGCCGGGGCATGAGACGTTTACCGTAATGCGGGAGAGTGAAGTGATTGCGTTGATAGAGGAGAGACGATGAGCACGCCAGCAAATGCGATTGTTCATTGGCCGGGTAAAGATACACCTGCTTGTTGGCGGCACATTGAGAAACTAAAGACGCTCGCGGATACTTTAGGCTTCGCTCTGAGCATCACCCCTGCGGCACAAGGCGACACATGCAAGAATTGCGAGAATGAAGCGTTAAGCGGGCGAGCAGTTGTCCAAAAATAGACACCCATGAGCAAACGCGAAATCTTCCTCGACATCTCCTGCGATTTCTCAGTGTCGGCAGTGAATCTTATGCTAGACCGGAGCAAGGACTTTGGCCTTGGTGCCGCACTGAGGGTTGAATACAACTCGGAAGATCATGGCTGGTCGATGATATTCGAGGAAGGCAAAATCACAAGCAAGGGATTCTAATGCCTAAGTTCCTCACCATCCCCGAGATCATCCCCTTTAAAGAAGATGCGCTGACCGAGCGCGGCGAGCGGGTCTATACTCACCTGAAAATCGAATTGATCCGGCCTTGGGGCAAGCCTTACGAGAAAGTCATTCAGGCCGAGAACGGTATCGGGTTCACCGAAGAGTGGATTGAGGATACGACCAAAGGGTGTCTCACGCAGTTGGAAAAGGACTTTCCGACCGACTTCTACAAGGTGGTCTACGTGAAACCGAATCATGTGCGGTTCGAGTATGTCGGGCCGCGAGGGATGGTGCAATGATGCGTCCACCGGAAACTAGATCGCAACTTCTGGCTAGATTATCCACGAAGGCACGAGAAGATGGGAGCTTGGAAGTGATATGTCTCCACTTCGCAGTCGTCTTCCCTCGCATCTGGGGGAACCCGGAGGTCTTTCATGCAACTCTACGAAGCTGAACGGATGCGCGACTGGCCCATGATCGTGACTGCGGTAAAGTGCCCGACGTGCCTTGCCATGCCAGGAGATGTTTGCTATCAACTCGGAATGCCGATGCGCACGCCGAGGCTCGACTTTCATGCCTCGCGCAAGGCCGCAGCCCTGAATCAGTGGAATCATCCGGAGGTGAAAGACGATGCCAGCGAACCCGGCAGCGCGCCAGTCGAAGATCATGCAAGTAGCGTTTCTGGACTGGCAGCGAGTCCCGCACCAGATCATCCTGAAGGAGCTCCGGCTGTCCCACCCCCACCTGAACACGATCAGGCAGGATCCGCTTTACCTCCAGACGGTGGAGGAACTGAAGGCGGAATTCAAGGAGAAGCTCCTGTCGGCGCCGGGGACGAACGAACTGGTGAAGACCTTGGGCTACGCCATGGGGATCGCGACCAAGAAGCTAGTCCACATTCTGGCGAGTCCGAGAACCTCGAACAAGGACTTGATTTCGGCAGCCCGTCTCGTGGCCCAGATGGATGGTAGGTTCCTCGGCAGCGCCGTGGAAGATGAATCGAACCTCTCACGCCACGACGCCGAAGAAGTGGCAACCGAGATCAAGGGCATGATCGAGCGGCACAAGCAGAGCGTGCAATAGCGATGATTTGTGAATTGATCTTGGACGACAAGGCGGTGCTTCCGGGGTGGGGCTGCTGTGCTTGCCAAAGCTACAATGCGCTCCAGCGCGACAAGTGCAAGTTTTGCGGACATGCGTGCTGCGTGGAAAAGCCGATGCCGCATGAGTATGGCCTGTGCGATGAATGCGGAGTGCCGGAAGGGTCCGAACACGTAGGGCATCGACTTGGGAGTCCATGACCGAGATCAAGGTCAACGCAGTGTGTAAGTCATGCCAGCACGAGTTTGTAGCTTTTCTGTATGTTAGTGAACATTGCACTCAAGTTACCAGCATAAGTAAGTGCCCTAAGTGTGGTGAGAGTAAGTTCGCGGTTCAGGGTAAGTGGCATAGCGTGGACGGGAAAGAAGAATGAAAGACATTCAAGAAGTCATCACTCGCAAACAGGCGCAGCGCGATCGGCTGGCTAAGGAAATCGCGGCACTAGAATCCGTCCTCCCTCTTCTGGCCGATGATCCTATTCCAACTGGGATGCCATCAGGGGTTTTCCCTGGTGGAACGAGCATCGCGGAAGCGATCAAGCGCTGGCCGTGATCCATGCCTGACATCCTTCCTCCCGGTCTAGAGCCTGTCCGCGACCAACTCCTAGAAAACCCTCCGGCTAAGTGGAAGGAACTGCCAATTTTCGAGGATGCTTCAGAAGTGGCAAAGAAGGCTGCGCTGCGGCTGAACGCACTCGGCAGCTTGTTCTATTTCTCTCGTGTTGTCCTCGGCCACACTCGGTTGTCAGTTCGCCCGAATAGTCTGCATCGCTATATGTGCTCTGAATTAGAGCGCGATGAATTCCACTTGGCGATGGAGATTCCCCGCGACCATTTCAAGTCGACCATTTGTACGGTATCCGCTCCGATGTGGTGGGCGTTGCACTTCTCTGCGCACGATGAAGACTTGATGATGATGCTCGGCTACAGCGAGGAATGGATTCGCTGGATGCACCGAGCGCACTATTCCTCCACGCGCACGCTCATCGCTTCAGAGGTTATCGGGAACGCGCGCAAGCAGGGAAGCAAGATTGAGGCTCACTACAAGTCGAATGCAATGTTTCGATTCCTATTCAAAGAAATTCTTCCTCGCGGAACAGAGCGATGGAACCAAGATTCCTTTTGTCACAATCGGCTCGATGGAATTCACCACGGCGAAGGCACTTACGATCTGATCGGAGTAAAAGGTGCGCTACAATCTCGCCACTACGACCGCATGGTGGAAGACGACCTTGTAGGTGAGAAGGCCATCAACTCGGACCTCGTGATGGAAGCGACGATTGAGTGGCATCGCAAACTCGCTGGCGCGTTTGATTCAGTTGCTGGAAAACCGGATGCCCTTGGGGATCAACTTGTAGTGGGCAATCGCTGGTCGCATCGCGATCTGAACCAGTGGATACGCGATAACGAGAAGCACTACGAATTCCTAACGCACGACGCCGAGGGCGGATGCTGCGATGTGCACCCAAATCATGGAGAGCCGCTCTTCCCCGAAGAGTTCTCGATGGAGAAACTTAAGCTCATCCGAGCGACCGAGGGGACTTACAACTATCACTGCCAATTTAGAAATCGGCCGGTCGCGCCAGAAGCGGTGCGCTTCAAGGAAACTTGGCTCCGGCACTATTCAATCGACGTTTGGAAGGATGCGCCGCCAGAGCGTAGGACCGACATAGCCAACTGGCAACAACTAAGTGGACGGATGCGAGCCGACTTACAAGGTCATCCTGATGACGTAGCTGAATCGCAGGGAATGACACCGAAGCGATTGAAGAAGGCGATTCATCACGAAGTCAAATCGGGCGAGATCATCGAAGACATCAGCGCAGGCGATCTTGACCGCATCGCTTTCATGGATCCTAATCACGCGGGTGAGCATGGGCGGGCTCGTAATGCCATTCTCGTGCTCGGTATCTACAATCGTCCGCCGATTCCGCGGCGCATTTATTTGCTCGATTGTTGGGCCAAGGCTTGTAGTCACGAAGAGTGGCTGAATGCGGCACTCTGTACGACCGCGGGGAAACGCGGTCTAGTTCTCAAGTGGAGATGCCACCTGCTCTACATCGAGTCCGAAGTCGCAGGGCAAACCGGATGGCGATATGCGATCAAGGAGCGAATGAAGACCATGGGCCTTGATGCGTCTTTTGGCTTGCGCCCATTGAAAACCGATCGTACTGCGAATGCGAAAGATACGCGCATCATCAGCATGGAAAGTATCTATGAAGGTGGCTTCTTCTGGGTTCCGAGGGTTGGCGGGGAACAGTGGCTGACGGAGTATTGCGAGTTTCCGAATTCTGCGACAAAGGATCTGCTCGACCTCACTGGCTATTTGCCGCAAGCATGGTCATGGGGATCGCGAGTGCAGACCCGCGACTTCCTCAAGGAAGAGTATGAGAAGCGCAGGCAGCTTATGATGAATGTGGGAGTCGCAGGATATTGAGTTGCGCGAATTCACCAAAGTATTTTCGTGCCGCTTCGTTGTAAGCTAGGGCCGCATCCTCCTTCCGGTCGAAGATTCCGAGATAAATGAATCGGCCCATTACGCCGATACCGGCCTGCCACTTTCTTCGTTTTGCGTGCCACGTCACGCCCTTGTACCCGCTGGTGTTGCTCTTCGACCTACCCATATTGGCGTGATTCTGCGAATTGCTGCTTGGTCGAAGATTCAGCCTTCGATTGTCGAGCGTGTTTTCGTTTGCGTGATCACAGTCCTTGGCTGCGGGGCATTTACTGACGATGCGGTGCATGTATAGTGGCCCTTTGCCTTCACTGCGTGGGCGGTTGCGGACTGCATAGTATCCTTGCGTGTCTTCCGACCAAACCGCGTACCAGTTCCACTGGTTTAGCCATTCAAAGTCTTCCGCATCCACAATAGCGATTTGATTTTGGGTGAGAACGATGTAGCGGTAGGATGTGTCAGTCGGCTGGGCAACCTGTTGACGCAGGTGCATGAATCCACCTCGGTTGGATTTGTGCTACGCTCAGCCGCATAATACCATGCCAATTCCCGCCGAATTACCACTCTCGAAGCACTTCAACAACGAGCGCATCATCGGGATTGAAAAGTATGCGCAAGAACGCCTTGAGTCTCTCGTGCGAGGGTTGAGAGATTTAAGAACAGACAAGATCAAACGTTTTAGAAAGATTTACGATGGCACGCCGCGTGAGAAAACCAAGTCGTTTCCCTGGCAGAACGCGAGCAACTTAGTCATCCAACTTGTAGGCTCGTTCTCCGATCAGCTTGTGGCCAAGATTGTCATGTCGGAATTTGGCGTTGACCCCTTCTGGCCGGCTGAACTGGTAGGAGAATTCGAGCGCGATTTCCATGCGGAAGAGATGCGCTCTGCTGTTCAGGAGATGATGGAAGTCCAGGCACTAGAGCCGAAGCTGCTCAATCTCCTGCCCAAATACACAATCTGGACGCGGACATTCGTGAAGTATGGCTTTGGCGCAATCAAGGCCATGCCAGAGAAAAACATCGAGCAAGTCGCGATGGTCGAGGATCAAGGCCGGGTGCTGTTCGAGGATTACGTCAAGCATGAGGGGCCAATCTGTCTGCCTATCATGTTTGAAGACTTCCTCATGCCTGCGACCACGATTGAACTCGAGCGCGCGCCATTCATAGCACAACGAGCCCGGTTGCAGCGGTTTCAGGTCGAGCAGTTCCGTTGGGACAAGACTTTCAATCGTGGGGTCATCACCGAAATCCTGAAGCGGCCGACGCGGACTGGACCGTCTGACACGCAGCGTGACATCGAGAATGAGTCAGGAGCGCGAACCGATAGCGGCTCGACTGAGGAAGAGTGGGACTTTTATGAGATGCACTTCCCTTATCAGGTCTTGGGAAAGCGGTTCCAACTCATCCTGACCGGATGTGCGGATGATATGGGCACGGATCTTCGAGTCGCCAAGTCGGTGTTCAACTGGCTTCCGGACAATGCCCTGCCCTACATCGGAGCTCGGCTTGGGAACGATGGAGAGAGAGCGTATGGCAAAGGTTTTTGTGAAATGCTCCGCGATTACCAAGAAGA